AGAATCATTGAAAATATTTGGGAGCGATGCAGCAGCGGCAGGAAATATTTTAGCTGCAAACTCTACAAAAATAGATGAATATGCAAAAAAATTAGAAAATGCAGACGGTTCAGCTAAAAAAATGGCTGATACATTAAATCAAGGTTTAGCAAAAGCGTTTGACGCGTTAAAAGGCACACTTAGTGAAGCAGCATTGCAATTAGGAGATTCTGGTTTAAAAGGTGCGTTAACAAACGTTATACAAGAAACAACAGGTGTTATTGCCATTTACGAAGGGATGGGCGATAAATTTGCAGAATCAAATAACTACACAAAAGAACAATACGATAATTTAAAAAATGTTGCAGACGAATTAAAAATTGTTGCAGGTGCTGCTGGCGGTATTGCAGCATTAACTGGCGTAATATGGGCTGCTAACGCGGCTATGTTAGCTTTTAATGTTGCAACCCGTGCTAATCCTTTAATTATGGGCGCAACAGTTGTAGCGGCAGCCACAGGAGCGGCATTTGCAAAGATTGCAGACAATCAAAGCACCATTGATAAACAAATTGAAACGGCAGAAAAACGCATTGCTGCAATGGAAAAATATGGCGTGCCTAATTTAATTGGTACCGCTATTGGCTTTGATACTGAAAAAGAACGCACAAAATTAACTGCGTTAAAACAATTTAAAGAAGAACAAATTGCGGCAACAAAAGCAACTATTGATGCAACGGCAAAAACTCAAGAACATGCTAAATCGGAAAAAATTAATGCAGCAACATTAGAAGAAAAAAGCGATAAAACTAAAAAATTAACAGAAGAACAAAAAAAAGCTAATAAAGAACAATCGGAATATCAACGCCTAATTGAATCCACACCGTATGGAGAATATAACGCGACTATTGATAAGTTAACCGAAGGTTTAAAACGTGGCGGTGAAGCATTTAGAGCAACTTATTCAACAGGTATTGATGAAGCTAATAAAAAATTATTAGATTCTACGCAATATGTAAAAGATCACACCACTGCGCTTAAAGAACAACAGCAAGCATTAGAAGGAACAGCTCGCGGAAAGTTTGAAAAAGGCTACAGTGAATTAATGACGCAAAAACCTTATATGTCCGATACTGAATACTCAGCAGGGCAGGATAAGCTAAACGCTGATTATTTAACTCAGCAGCAGGGTGTTGATTTTAAAACTCCAGCAGAGCAAGGAAAAGAGGCTTTAAAAGCATTTAACGATGAAATGGATAATACATCAAAGGCGTTTGATAAATTAGGCAACAGCGGCTCAATGGCGTTTGATGGAATACTTGGCGGCATTAGCGCGGTAGCAGGTGCGGCTTCATCATTTGCTAATGAAATAATAAAAATCAGCGACAAGCAACAGGCGTCTCAAGAAAAATATGACGCAGTAATTAAATCAGTAGGTGCAACAGAATCAGAAAAAGCAGATGCCACAAAGAAATTTGCAGCAGATAAAATAAAATTAGACGCTCAGGCATTTTCAGCAGAAATAAGCGGAGCGCGTCAAATTGCGGGAGCTACTGCAAAATTGTTTGGCGAAAAATCAGCCGCACGCAAAGCATTTCACGCAATTGAAATGGGTATGTCGGTTATTGAAATGGCAATGGCAGCAAAGAAAATGATTGTTGATGTTGCCGCTGGGGCGGCTCGTATGTTTGCGCAAGGTGGGTTTGCTGGGTTTGCTGGTGTTGCGGCAATGGCGGCTATTATGGGCGGACTTGGTTTTGCTATGGCCGGTGGTGGCGATAAAGTCACAGATTTAACAACACCTGAAACATCAACCACTGGGAGCGTGTTAGGCTCAGACGGTGCCTCAGCATCAATCAAAAACATTGTTGACACACTTAATTCAATTCACGCAAGTGAATATGTTGAGTTGCAAGATTTAAACGCTAATTTTAAAGATTTAGTACAGAAAACCACAAAAGGAACTGCATTAGCGTTACAAGAGCGAGGTGCTTTTTCTTTTTCAACTAATGCAATGAAAAGCGGGGATACAGGTGCTTCTGAAAAACAATTTGCTATGGGTCTTGGAACGACCGCCATTAGTGCTGGATTAGCTGCTGCTGGTGTTGGTACAGGATTAGCAACCTCAGTATTAGCTGGAGCAATTAACGCTTCGGTGGCGTTAACAGGGGCAGCAAGTACAGTTACAAGTGCATTAGTTGGTACTTCGGCTGCCTTAATGTCTGGCGGTCTTGCTGCTGCGGCTGCAATGGGCGGAATTGGCTTATTAGTAGGTGGTGCAATATACGGCCTTTCTAAATTGCTTGGAATTGGCAAAGTTAAATATGAAGCAGTTGGTGGTGGCATTGTAATGAATGCTCAAAAATTTATGATTGATGGAATGCAACAACAAGTGACCGTTTTTGATTACAGTAAAATTAAAAAAACAGTTACTGGTTGGTTTAGCGATGATGTGACTTATTACGATGTAATTAACCGCATTGACAATCCATTAACTAAGTTATTTACTGGAATTTTTAGCAATGTTGAAGCTACTTTGTTACAAGCAAGCACACAAGTATTTAAAGATTCATCGTTACTTAATACAGACGTAACTCTTCCAAAAATAAAATTATCTTTAAAATCTGGCGAAAAAAACAACGCAGAAAATCAAAAGAAAATTGAGGATGCAATCAACAAAGCAAGTGACGACATTGCAAGTCAAGCGTTTGGGCGTTACTTGGCGCAATTCCAGCAAATGGGCGAGGGATTGTACGAAACTACAATTAGACTTTCAGCGCAATCTGCTGTGGCTAGTGGCGGAATGGAAAAGTTGGGCATAAAAACTAATTTGACAGGCTTAGGGTTGATTACATTTTCTGATTCCTTAACTCGTGCATTTGGTGGGTTAAAAGAATTTAAGGCAGGCATTGACAGCTTATATGAAGCATTTACAAGTGACCCACAAAAATTAATTGATTCTAAAAAAGCAGTAAATGATTTTCTTGTTAGTTTGAAAGCACCTGCAAGTGCTGGATTGCCAACTGAAATTACGAGTAAGGCAGAAGCATCTAAAGTAACTGATTATTTGGTAACTGCTGCAAACAACATATCAGCAGTGATCGCGCCATTCTTAAAAACCACTAATTTGCAGCCAGATTCAACGGAAGCAAAAAAATTATTTGATAGGTTAGTTAAATCAGATATAGGCTCATCATCAAAAACAATGTTAAAAAATACAGGCTTTGAAAATATCACAAAAGATACTCTTTCTGAAGCGTTAAAATCATCTAAATGGTCAGTTAGCGGTGAAGGTGGATTTAAGGCAATATCAGCAACCATATATAATCCTTTAATCAAATACGCTACAGAAAATGCAAATTATTTGGATTCAAAAAAACAATTAAATGAATTAAAAACAGACAAAGTTTTAAATGAAGAACTTAAAAAACTAGGTTTTCAAATGCCAAAAACAGTTGCGCAAGCAGCCGCATTAGCTGAAAAACTTAAAGCATTAGACGATAAAGCAGCAGATAACGTGGCTAAATTTGAAGGATTATCTAACGCGACGTTAAAAGTTATTGCTTCGCAAGAAAAATTAGCTGAGGCCGGTAAATACGTCACTGACTTTTCAAAATCCATATCAGCGTGGATTAAAAATGTTCGCGCAACAACAGGTTCGCCTGTGAATCAATTAGGCATGGCTAAAGCTAATTTTGAGGAACAACTAAAACTAGCTAAGTTTGGCGCAACAGCAGAAGAAAAACGCTCAGCATTGAGCGGAATCACCGGCTATGCTGATACTTACATGAACGCGATTAAATCTTATTACGCAACAAGCGAAGAAGGTCAAAAAGCAATTGAAGATATTATGTCGCAAGTTAGCGAATTAGGGCAGTCAGCAGACGTGCAAGAATTACAGCTTGGCGCGTTAAACGATATTAAAGACGGCATTTATGAAATTCCAAAAGGAATTAGTGACGCTAATAAAGAATTGTTTAATGGCTTAGTTTCTGAACTAAAAACTGCGGGTGACGTTGCCAAACTAAATCCAACAGTTGAAAATCAGTTACGCTATGACGCATTGGCTAAAATTGTTTTAATGATAGATAAATCAGCAAAGTCTGGTGCTGATGCAACATTTATTGATAAATTGATTCAAAGCGTTGCAGGTGAAAATGGCTTAACGTCTAACGTTAATTTAGTTATCAATAGTGCTGAATTCGATGCAGCACAAAAAACAGCCATTATTAGCAACGTCTTGGCATCGTTTAATGAAAAACGATTGGTTTTAAATAATTTTGAGTTTGATGTAAAAGACGCAATTGACGCTGCTAAAGATAGTGTTATGTCGGCATGGGGCACACCTGTATTAGATATAAATACTTCTGAAGTAATCAGAAAGCTGGATGAAACGACAACAAAAGCAAATACTGCTGTGGCAGCATTGAATGCAGTGACAACTGCAAATCAGCAAGCTACAGAATCAGCAAATGCAGCAGCATTAGCTGCTAAACAACAAGTATTAGTAGCAGATACAAGACCGCTATATACGCTTACACAAGAGCAAATGAACGAGCTATCAAAAATCCCAGTGCGGCCTAGAAGCAGTACGCCAATTGATTATAGTTCTTTGCACACCGTCACTCAAAAATTTGCTAAAGGCGGCATTGCAAGCACACCATCAATCTTTGGTGAAGCAGGCGCAGAGGCGGCTGTACCATTGCCTGATGGGCGATCAATTCCTGTCACGTTATATAATTCAGCAAATGATTCAAGTGTTAGCAGTGAAGAAACCATTGCGGAACTCAAAGCGCAAAATAACAAACTTGAAGTGCTTGTTAATACTTTAATGGCTACATCAAAAGCAGAACGCGAAAAAACACAGGAGCTAATTGACGCAATGAACGGATTACGCTCAGATACACGATTAGCGGCAAGGGGTTAATCATGTCTATATGGATTGCAACGATTGGCGCGTTAGACGGCTCAAACACGCCAAAAACACTTTATTTTAGTGATGTATCGTATATTGATAACGATGGTAATTATTTTGAAAACCGAATGTTGCAACCGGCATTGATAAAAGTTAGCCCTGACGATGGCGGAACGTTTAAAATATTTTCAACACCTTCAATTGGTGAGATTCAGCTAATCAATAAAGACGGTGGCTTGAATTATTTAATGGATTATGCGTTAGACAATGGCAGTATTTCATTATCGCTTGTTGTTGATAATGGCACAAAAAACGATTATTTAACAGGCAAAATTGAATCAATGCGATTTAGTGGCGATGCTGTTTATTTAACCGTGCGATCAATGTCTGAAGTATTAACACGCAACCACGTTAATAATAAATTTTTAGGCAATAATGCTTTGCCAAATGGCGTGGAAGGTGTTGCTGATGACATCAAAGGCAACGTTAAACCTCGCGTGTTTGGTAGTGTTCTTAATGCAACGCCTGTGCTTGTCAATACTTCACAATTAATTTATCAGTTTTCTGACAGAACGACAGCAACCATTAGCGCAATTTATGATAAAGGTGTTGCGCTAACATTGCATCAATCTTACACATGGGCTAACTTTGCATCGTTTATGGCTCATACAAGCATTGCAAGTGGTAAATATATAATTTGTGCTGGATATGTAAAGTTAGGCACAACACCAGCAGGAACCGTAACGGGCGACTGCGCTGATTCATTAACGCTTGCTGGTGACGTATTTGAAGCAATACTAGCTGAAGAATCGCTAACACTTAACGCAACAAGCAAAACCACATTAAATGCAATTGGTGCAGTAGGAATTTACGTTACTGGTGAAACAACCACTACGCAATTACTTAATCAGATAGCACAATCATGCGGGGCGTATTGGTACTTTCTGCAAAATATCGTTTATGCAAAATTACTTGCGCTTGCTACTACATCAACACTTAGCCTAACCAATAGTGAATTAATCACCATTGATATTGTAAATACAGGCTTGGGTGAGAATGGATTGCCAGTTGAATCAATTTCTTTTAATTACGATCATATTGAAACCGTGCAAAAAGAAACCGATTTGGCTGGAGCTGTAACCACTGCGCGTAAAGCAGTGTTGTCAAACCAGTATCGAAGTAAATTTATTAATGACGCAGCAGTAAAAACACGACACCCACTTGCGCCTGCAATTAAAATTGATAGTTGTCTTCGCCTTGAGGCTAACGCAACAACTGTAGCCACTACGCTATTAAACTTATCAAAAGTGCGTGTTGATACCGTAAACATTACAGCGGTGGTTGATGAGATACCCTCGCTACAATTAGGCGATGGCGTCATGGTATTTTCAGATAAGTTAAGTTATGATTACGGTAAATTATTGACGATCATTGGATTTCAAATTGATGCAAAAAGAAAAGAAATTGTTTTGGAGTGCATTGGATGACAAGTAATATTTCTTTAAGTTATCCAAACCGGATAGACGAATGCACAATTACAGAAACTACTGCAACCACGTGGAACGCATTGCTGCCGCTTAGCAACATTCAAAACCCTGTTATAAAGCGTGTTGCACGATCAACCATTGGCGATAGAACATCAACGCTTAAAGTTAACCTTCCTTATGAGCCGCGCAGTATTGGCGTAGTATCGTTAATTAATCATAATTTAACCACTAATGCAAAGATCAGATACATTGGCTATAGTGGTTTAAATTTTACGGGAGACGTGCGGTTTGATAGTGGTGCTGATTTTCGCGCATGGACAATTCTCTATCCAATTTATAGCGAAAATACAGCCGGCACAAAATACCCTTGGGAATCGCGCAACTGGTGGCTAGGTTCAATTGAAGAAGATCAGCGCAAAAGTTACACATCAATGGGAACGTATTATCCTGACGATAACGCAATGGTGCGCTCAGTAAAGATTATTATTGATGATACCCCATCCGTTTCAGCAACTAGCACAACCAGCGTAACCGTAGGTACAGGCGAAAAATCCTTTACAGTAGGCACTAACCTAAGTTTTATTGCTGGGCAAGAAATAACCATTTATAAAACTGGTACAATA